CTTTAGTTCTTCTGCGTTTTCCTCCACGAGCTTTGCTGTAAGCTATTGCTGCAGCCTGACCACGACCATCAGGATAGCCTTCACGAATTAATCGGCGGATGTTTTCTGAAATTACCTCTCTGCTTTTTCCTCTACGAAGTGGCATTGTTTTTATCCCCAGAAAATAAAAAACCCTTACCCAAGATTTTCATCTCAGATAAGGGTTACTAATCCTCGCTTTAAAGCGGGTTTTCGTCCTCGTATCCAGGCTATTTCATTATAGCCTTACTTTTATTTTAATCTTTAGTTCTACGAGTTCTAAAAGCCCTCCTTTTTCTATTCTATTTTCTTCCACAAAGGCATTTACGCTTCTGGCGATAGCCTTTAAATCTGATACGGCTCTATTAACCGTATTTAGTCTTGAGATATACTCTCCGGTAAATCGGTTGTCAAGAAAAATCTTCTGCGTTGTATTACACCGCTGCAATTCCACTTTTATCTTCTCTCTCTATTTTAGGAACAATAAGAACGCCTTTATATCGCTGCAATTCCACCTTTGTCTCTCCCTTTTCCAAGAATAGACGGCACTTTTGCTCTTTTCACAGGAGGAACATTGCCTTTAGCCCTTTCTTCTTCTAAATCTCTCAATACTTTCTCTTTATTCGGCCATTCAATAACTTCAAGAAGATTCTCATTTGTTATCCGACCCATATTTGCAAGAGTAATGGCAAACATAATTTTCTGTATTTTTGCCATTGCCAGAGAAGAACCAGGCACAACTTTAAAAACAAAATCCCTGAAAGCTTTTTCTATGTTATTCCCCTGTCCGTATTTATTTATCAATTCTGACCTGACAAACCTATAGGCTCTATATTTTTCATTGTCGCCGAATATATAAAGAAGCCTGTCTGAATTGTAGAACTGGAATATTCTTGATATTAATTTCTGGCCGACCTGCTGTATAAGATTTTCAATAGAACGAGCTTTCAGCCTGACTGTCGCCTGCGCTGCAAGCTGTAATCCTTCTATAGCTATGCCTGATGTAACCTGTTCGGGTCTTTTACCTTGAGTTACATCAACCATTCCGCTTGTCTTTTCCATCTGGGTTTCAAGATATGTTTCAAGATTAAAGAGATGAGGAGGCAAAGGAATTCCTGGTTCTCTATGAACATCAGAACCCTGCCGTTTAACTATTCGTGCTCCTGGCTTATTAACAAGACTTTCGGGATTCTCAACCGCTTCTTCATCCATCACCCATATTCCATTGGATAGCATCAGGGCATTTTCGACAATAACGGCTGCTATTTTATTGTAGGTTTCCTGCATGGACTTCAGGGATTCCACTTCTCCATATCCAAAGGGAGAGGTGGGATCAAAATGCCAGCTAACCATGTCTATTGGGAATCTGCCATCCCAGTAGGGGTTGGGTCCGTCAACAACGATAATATTTCCACACCGGATAATATGTCTGCCTCCTGGATATTTGGGAAGATTGCGTTTCCTTCTTTCATATGTAGTTTCGTCCTCTTCTTCCTTCTCTTCTTCTGTCCTGTCTCTAATCCAGTATTCTTTCTTTAATGTTCGGTCAATAGCGTATTTTGTCGCTTCATGCTGTTTCTTGCCTCTGAATATCTCCATGACTTTTGAAGTAAAAGATTTTCCATCATCGGCTTTGTCGTCTTTTGCTGTAAAGGTTGGCTTTATGACTTCTTTAAATTCAGGGAACTGCTGCCATAACATTGAAGTTGGCGGGCAGGATTCAGAAATTATATATTCGGCTTTCTGTCCGACATCGTAGGATCGCAAGACGAAAGGATCAACTTTATAGACGCGAGGATCGCCGCACACAACGGTTATATCACCCATACCGTCATCAAGGCTTGGATCGAACATAGTATTGCTGAAGACACCGCCAACTATCTGGGCGATATACAACATTTCAGTCAGCACGAGGTCAAGCGCCTGTTCTTCGTATATAGCGGAGATTGTTTCTTCAAGAATTTTTGCGCAGTCAGCAAGTTTTTCATCTCTACGGGGCAGTATCTGCATAATAATTCGGCTGTCTGTCATGTAGGCGACTTTGCGCTCAATGATCCTGCTGATATGATTTACGACGGTTGAGAGTTTATAGGATGGTCTCTTTTCCGGCCACCAGCCTTTACCCCGGTAGAGGTCAAAAAGCCTGTCCCAGGAGTTTCGTTCCTCTTTATGGAAACTTTCGCTTTCGTCTTCAAGACGGTCTAAGAATTTAATAAGTTCACGGTCATAACCAAGCATTTTATCCTCCTAAAGATTCATAACCAAGCAATGTCCGTTTTTGAGAGTATCTATTCCTTTTCCTCTTCTTTAATATGTTTCAATATCTTTTGCTCTATTTCATACTCCAGTTCATCCTGCTGTTCTTCGGAAGTAAAATCTGGCTTCTCAAAGTACATGCCAGTTTTAAGACGCTGATTTTTACGGGGTGATTTAAAGGGCGTAGAAAACTTTGGCTCAACTTTCTTTATCCCGCCGTAAAATGCACCGAGAATGAAGAATAAGAACATAAGAAAGAGTATGAAAATGCAAAAAAGAACTATAGTTACGGTTTTCATGGCTCTATTCTCTCTTCTCTTTTTGTGCTACACGCATTGCTGCAATAAATCTGTCCCTGTCTTGTTAAATCAAACTCTTTTCCACATTTCTGGCAGATACCCTTGCTGTTAGTTTTATTCTGAGTTGCCCAGAGAGGATGAATATGGGGAATACCGAACTGTCCTGTAAAGTAAGCCATTCTGATAAGTCCCATCATGTAATGGCTGCGGGGGATTTTAAAATATTCATCTGCCATTTTGTTGAAGGAGTCTTTGATGAATTTCTCAAGATATTGTTCGTTGAGAAGATTCACCATATCATCAGGAGTAAGGGATTTTTGAGGTTCAGGTTCAGGTGATAAGGATGTACCATTTAGTCCTTTCTCAAGCAGTTTCCTTGCGTAGGTTGACATGGCTTCATCTTCGCTTTTCGTAGCAAGCACTTTTTCATAAAGCTCATCTTTCACTGTAATAGTAATAGTTGGCATTTTTTGTTCCTTTCTTTTAAAGATTTAACCAGTGTTCATCTTCTTGCTTTACTATTTCTCTGAACATCTCATCATCTCTATCGGGTCTTGGTGAAGCAACCCTGTATCGCTCTTTAAGTCGGGCATTATCACCAATCTCTCTCTTACCATATTCTTGATGGGAAGTATAAAGATTTATCAGCATGGACATTACAAGATCGTCATTACAACCAGCAGCAGCTCTTGCAGTTTCAACGCCATGTTTTACGAAGGTTAGAAGTTCGGAACACAACCGCCTGGAATTGAATTTCACCAGGCCGTCGTTTATCACGTGATCAACATAACCAAGCATTAATTTTTTGCTTGAAGGGGTAGTCTGCCACCCTAATTTGTCAGTTCTGAAATTCGTAAATCTATCTATATACTGCCACTGGTACTGATTCCAGTAATGCTTTTTGACTTCATTCACGGTAGCAAGCCCCATGTTATTCATTTCGATTACCAGGCGGGCTTTGTTGTAGAGTTTGGCAATGGCGATTGACAGATAGGCAGCATCAATGGGGTCAAGTTTGCCTTGATATTCTGCAACCTGCTCGGTGAAAGGGCGGTCATCAAAAACCTGGATGGCAAGATAATCACCTTCGGGAACATCGCCACAGGGGTCAACACTAACTCTGTATTTTTTGTGCGGTTCGGGCATTTTCCAGATCCAGAAGGGTGAAAATTGAGTGCCAGGTTGAAGGGTGCAATCTGCAACCCTGATGTTGCCAGCGAAGATGGGATCGGTACAGTTTTCGCAGGCAAGCTTAAGCCTGTCTTTCAAAAAGTAGGTTTCTTCCAGGATTACAAAGGCTTCATCATCATTGCTGGGGTATTCTTGATTGAACGCCTCAACCCGTCCTCGATATTTCTTCTGGATAGTGTATCTCCGCCAGGCAAGCTGTCTGAGAGTGAGGTTGTAGGTTTTTTGCAGTTGTTCTTCTTCGGGGTCAAGGGGAAGGAAATTATCGGGAACGTTCATCTGATATTCGGGGTGAACGAACCAGGGGAAAAATACGGCGGTGAAGATTGACTCACCACGTCTGGCAAGTTTCCACTCACGGTGAAACTCTGTCGCTGCGCCCTTGGCGGTGGATTCAGCAATGACGAGGGTTGACGGCTGGTCGGGAATAGCGGGGATCAGGGTGGTAAAAACATCGGCAATGTAGGGGAATGAAGCAAGCTCGGAAATGTGCAGGGTGTTGACGGTGTAAGATTGCCCTACGAATGGATCAAGGGCGGTGGAAATGATGATTTTGGATTTCAGGCCTGTACCATCGGCGTCATCGAAAACCATTTCATTGCGGGTGCTGTACTTATAGGGAGGCTGAAGAATCGGAGGGAGATAGTCATAAAAGGTCTTGCACATGTCGAAAACGTATTCTGACCGCTTGCGGAGGTCGGCGAGTATCAGGCAGTAGTTGGAGAAGTTCGTAACGGCTCGGTGGAAGACTCTGGCCTCAGCCCAGGTCGAAACTCCGCCCTGTCGCGCTTTCAATATGAGCAACCAGGTCGGTTTCCTCTGCGCTTCATTAGCATCCAGGATCTCATTCAGCCTGCGCTGAGATGGCCACCAGGTAGAGGGCGTGAAGGGTATGATAGCATTAGCACGGCCACCTGATTGTTTGGTTTTGATGTACAAAAACGGGGCATAGTCGAAAAAGTTCAGGATGTCCATCAATCTTCGCCCTCAAGAATTTCCCTGATCCTGCTCTTTTCATTCCGCAAGTTCTGGTATTGCCGTTCCCTCATAATTCGGTTCTGCTCTTGCATCTCAAAAAGCATGCGCTGACGGTACTCATTTTCCTTGAGCTCTCTGTCCCGCCGGTCGATTTCTTCCAGCCTTCTCCTGGTGTTTTCTTCAATCCGGCGTTCGTCATCATGCCTGGGACTGTCGAAGGCATCGAATAGTCCCGCATGGCTCAAGGTCGGCAGTAAGAAAAGCCCTGATAACCCTATCATGATCCCTGACATAATAATATATAGTCTCTTCATGTTTTCCCTTCCCCCCTAAAAATGCAGTTTGACACGACATAACTACACCGCATACTACATACACCCCATCCCTGCTATACGATAATATACGCAATGCTTTCCATCCGTTTGATATTCCTTGCGTTTTCTGAAAAATTTGAACATAATATATCTTATCTGACATTGCGAGGCTATCTGATTGAAAATACTGGAGTTTTTCGTTGTGAGGTGAAATGTGAGGAACGGTGAGGACATCAATATGTTGGGGTGGTACAATATATAGTGGTAGGTTCATCGTTCCACCTCTAATTTTCCCCCGTAGTAAACCATTACCTCGCTCGAGATCGTGGCTATATGAGGCGTTTAGGAGGTCGATTTTTCACCGCCCCCTCGCAAAAAAGAGAAAAAAGGCGTATAAATATATATATCCTCTCATCGTTCCAGTTCTGGCGCTTCCTCTCCTGGTACTTCCTCACCGCTGTAAAGCGCCTGGCGCTGGCGGTGTGCTTCAGCGACGAACTCTGCGTAGCTCATGTCTACATTGATATTGCGCTGGTCGATCCTCACCGGGGCGTATGCACCCGCAAGCTTGAGGGCGGTATCAAGGTAGCGGTGGCGCACGTAGTAGTTGGGATAGGTACGCTCATAGACCACACCATCTCGCACACTACTGTAAGTCACGGTAGCTGCCAGGCCTTCTTTCAGCACCCGGATCAGGGAGAGATTGTCGAGGCCGCACTCGATCAACATCTCCTGCATGGGGATATGCAGGCGCCGGAGGTAGTTACACCCCGCTTGCCGGTAATATTCTGGACGTGATTTACTCCCGCAAGCTTGTATTGCTTCAACAAGATTACCCGTTTCTATATATTTTCGTATGAATTTTCTGTCCCTGGGATTGAGTCGATTATAGTGATGTAAATTAGGATTTTGGGGCATTTTTCCTCACCTTGGGGTATTTTTCCCCATTCTTCTGGATTTGTCAAGTCATTTTTTGACACCTGTCAGATAATAATAGTAATCATTCCTATGTACGTATGATGTGAATGATGTATGGTACATGATATCACACCGTCAAACTCTTGACGCACCGTCAAATTCTTGACACCATACCGTCAAATAATTGACACATAAAATTGAACTTTTTCGACGTAATGGTGTGTAGAGAATTTCTACAAACCTGCAATTTTCGGACAATTTTTGTCGCAAGTGACAATTTTTGTCCGAAAACTTAGGGGTTTTTTAGGTATGCCTTGTACGTGCACTTTGGAATTTCTGTCGTAAAATCAAGGACTTATAAATTTGGAGGAAATTGGCACGGGAATTGCTATAATATTATGGTGAAAAAAACCCTCTTCACTCTGAAGGAAGAGGGAAAAATAAACAAGGAGAAAAGGATGAAAGTAAATAACTTTTTTAAAGCCCTCCAGGATGAGGGCTATTTCTGTGGCCACACCATGGCCCTGGCTGTGGAGGCGGCCCTATCCACCCGCCCCACGGCCGGGGCTTTTCTTTTTGGGCCGGCAGGTTCGGGGAAAACGTACCTGCCGGAGGTTCTCGCCCGTATTCTCGACAGGGAAACCGTCTTCTTCCAGTGCTTCCCAGGCACTCGAGAAGACGACCTCCTCGTGAAATTGACCCCTCACGAGGAGAGTATTTCAGGGATCACAGCCGTCGACGGGCCGGTGCTGGAGGCCGCAAAGGCCTCTCAGACCCGGCCCGTTTTCCTTGTTTTGGACGAGTGGGATAAAACCCGCCCGTCCGCGGATTCTTTCCTGCTGGACTTCCTGCAGTCCGGCAGGATTCGGTATAATGGCCGTTCCTGCACGGCCAACACCCAGAACCTCACGGTCTGGGTGACCATGAACGATGAGAGGGAGCTCTCTGAGCCGCTTCTTC